AGATACATGGAAGAAGATGACAGCGAGGATTGGCAACCTGTAGATATTATTAGTGGGGTATAAGAATGGAATTCCAAGAACCAAGCGACTCAGACAAAGAGATAGTAAACTTTGTTGTCAACCATTGTGATAGATGGAGGGATTGGAGAGATGTCAATTGCCTTGATGATTGGCTAGAGTACGAGAGAATCTTCAATGGTGAGTGGGATGCCCAAGATAAGACTAGAGAGTCCGAGCGTAGCCGTATCGTTACCCCTGCTACCCAACAAGCCGTAGAGACACGCCATGCAGAAATCATGGAAGCCATCTTTGGTCAGGGTGAGTTCTTTGACATTCAAGACGATATTCGTGATGTCAATGGTAGCCCCCTCGATGTTGCTGCCATCAAAGCACAACTCATGGAAGACTTCAAAGTCGATAAGATTCGCAAGTCTATTGACCAGATTGAACTGTTGGCTGAAATCTATGGTACGGGCATCGGTGAGATTGTTGTCAAAACAGAGAAAGTCTTTGTTCCCGCTACTCAGGCAATACCTGGTCAAATGGGACAAGCCGCTATCGGAGTGGTAGAACAAGACCGCATTGCAGTCAAGATTGTTCCTGTTAACCCCCGTAACTTCTTGTTTGACCCCAATGGCACATCTATTGATGACTGTATGGGTGTGGCTATTGAGAAGTATGTTTCTATCCACAAGGTCGTAAAAGGTCAAGAAGAAGGCATCTACCGAAAAGTAAAGGTTGGCACTGACTCGATGGATACGGACTTAGAGCCTACACAAGAGGTTTCTCAGTACGAAGACGATAAAGTTAAACTTTTGACCTACTATGGTTTAGTTCCTAGAGAGTATCTTGAGCAACTAGAAAACGAAGAAGATGGCGAAGTAGAAGACTTATTCCCTGAAGACAGTATTCAGGATGAGTATTCCGATCTGGTTGAGGCTATTGTCGTTATCGCAAACGATGGTGTTCTTCTCAAAGCTGAAAAGAACCCATACATGATGAAGGACCGCCCAATTCTTGCTTATCAGGACGATACAGTTCCTAATCGCTTGTTGGGTCGTGGTACTGTTGAGAAGGCTTACAACTCACAAAAGGCTATTGATGCCCAAGTTCGTTCACACTTAGACTCTCTTGCTTTGACAACTAGCCCAATGATGGCTATGGATGCTACTCGCCTCCCAAGGGGTGCTAAGTTTGAAGTTAAGCCAGGCAAGGCTATCCTGACAAACGGCAATCCCAATGAGATTCTGTTCCCGTTTAAGTTCGGCAATACTGATGGTTCTAACCTGACAACTGCCAAAGAGTTTGAGCGTATGCTTTTGATGGCAACAGGCACTCTTGACTCACAGGGAATGGTTACTGCTGTCTCTAGAGATGCGGGTCAGGGCGGTATTTCGATGGCTACTGCCTCGATTATCAAGAAATACAAGCGTACCTTGGTGAACTTCCAAGAGGATTTTATGATCCCCTTCATCACCAAAGCAGCCTACCGCTATATGCAATTCGATCCAGAGCGTTATCCTACGGTGGACATGAAGTTCATTCCTACGGCAGCACTCGGGATTATCGCTAGAGAGCATGAGCAACAACAGTTCATCGCCCTCCTACAGACTCTTGGCCCTAATACACCTGTTTTGCCTATCATTTTGAAGGGCATCATGGCTAATTCTTCTCTGTCAAACAGATTTGAGTTGATCGAGATGCTAGACAAGATGGCTACGGCTGATCCACAGGCTCAACAAGCGGCTCAGATGCAACAACAATTGGCTATGCAACTGGCTCAAGCACAGATTGCTGTCCAAACTACTCAAGCAGAGCAGAACAAGGCTGAAGCGCAAAAGTTATTGACTGAAGCGCAATTGATGCCTATTGAGTTGCAAGCAAAGAGTATGGCGGCTAACACCAAGAACCTCCCAACTGATGACGCTTTGGCTTCACGAGAGTTTGATAAGCGGGTCAAGATTGCTGATTTGATGCTAAAAGAAGCAGATATTCAGAATAAGGCGAAGATTGTTGAAAAACAGATGGCTAGACAATGAATACAGAACTTCAGAAGTACTATGAAGAGAGATTTTCCATGATGTCCACTCAAGGGTGGATAGAATTGATGGAAGATGTTGACAAAATGATAGAGCCTTTGAATAATATCTCAACAATTGCAGACGAAAAAAGTTTACAATTCAGAAAAGGCGAGTATTCAATACTAATTTGGCTGAAGAACTTGAAACAAGTCAGCGAAAGAGCATTTGAGGACTTAAATGAGAAGAATGTATGAATTTGCCTGTATAAACGGGCATAAGACAGAAAGATTTGTTGATTATGAGTTAACAAGTCTTGTGTGTGATTGTGGTGAGGAGACTCATCGCATTTTATCTGCACCAGCTTTTAAGCTAGAAGGGTGGTCTGGGACGTTTCCATCAGCGCATGGAAGGTTCGAGAAAAGTCACTTAGATAGATTAAAAGCCGAGCAGAAACTCAACTCATAAGCAATTATGCCGAGTTGAATCTCCTACAACCGAACAACGGCAGGAAAAGGAAAAAGTATGTTGATTGATGATGACAAAGAAGAGTTGGGTGAGTTAGAGATCGAAGAGCATAAGATTTCGCAAAAGCCTGAACTTCCTGAGAAATACAGGGATAAAAGTTTAGACGATATTGTGCGAATGCACCAAGAGGCTGAAAAGCTAATTGGAAAGCAAGCACAAGAAGTAGGCGAGGTCAGAAAGCTAGCTGATGAACTCATCAAACAGAACCTTGGTTCACGACAACAGACTAGACAGGAAGAGCCTGAAGTAGATTTCTTTGAGAATCCACAGAAGGCAATTCAGAGGACTGTTGATAATCACCCCGACATCCAAGCGGCTCGCATGGCGACTATTGAGATGAAAAAGGCACAAGTTCAGCAGAGGTTAGCGCAAGAGCATCCCGACTTTGGAGACATTGCCAGAGATCAGGACTTTGCAAATTGGGTGAAGTCTAGCCCTGTTCGCATTAGAATCTTTGAGCAAGCCGATGCTGGATATGATTTCGACTCAGCCAATGAATTGCTATCTACCTATAAACAGCTACGTTCTGTTAAACAGAAGCAAACGAGTGATGATGGCGAGGTAACTCGCAAGCACAACTTAAAAGCAGTAGGTGTTGATGTAGGTGGTTCTGGTGAATCATCAAAGAAAGTATACAGAAGGGCTGACCTTATTCGGCTCAAAATGCAAGACCCAACTAGATATGACGCTTTAAGTGATGAAATCATGCAAGCCTATCAAGAGGGTCGGGTTCGTTAAACTTTAGGAGATTTAATTATGGCATATCCAACACCAGCGGTTACAGTAACAACCGCAGACAAATTCATCCCAGAAATCTGGTCAGATGAAATCGTAGCCGCTTACAAGAAAAACCTTGTATTGGCTAACATCGTAATGAAGATGAACTTCAAGGGTAAGAAGGGTGATGTAGTACATATTCCCGCACCTACCCGTGGTAACGCTTCAGCTAAAGCGGCATCTACTGCCGTGACTCTGATTGCCGATACTGAGACAGAAGTTACTGTTAACATTAACAAGCACTTTGAGTACTCACGTTTCATTGAGGACATCGTTGAAGCACAAGCCTTGAACAGCTTGCGCCAGTTCTACACTGCTGATGCGGGCTATGCGCTTGCCAAGCAAGTAGACACTAGCTTGATCCAGTTGGGTCGTGTTGCTAATGGTGGTTCTACAGGCGCACAGTACGGCTCTGCCTTCATTGGTGGTGACGGCACTACAGCCTTTGACTACACAGCAAACACCAATACTGGTAATGCTTCTGCCCTGACTGATGCGTCTATTCGTCGTACTATTCAGCGTTTGGATGACAATGACACTCCTATGGATGGTCGCTTCTTTGTTATTCCTCCCTCAAGCCGCAATACGTTGATGGGTCTTTCCCGTTACACAGAACAGGCTTTTGTGGGTAATGGCAATGCAATCCGCACTGGTGAAATCGGCAACCTATATGGCATCCCCGTGTTCACATCTAGCAATGCTGACTCTGCATCTGCAACTGCTGCTTTCCCAACAAGCGGTTCTGCTATTGCTCGTGTCTGCTTGATGGGTCATAAGGACGCTATGGTTTTGGTTGAGCAAGTGGGCATCCGTTCACAAACTCAGTACAAGCAAGACTACTTGGCTACCTTGTTCACATCGGACACTTTGTATGGCGTTGCCGCATTGCGTAGTGCCGCTACAACTGGTGCAGCTTTGTCTTCTTCCATGTTTGCCTTGGTTGTTCCTTCTTGATAACAACCTTTCCCCTCGCCTTCGGGTGGGGGGTTTTTTACATTAAGGAGATAAATTATGGCAGCAGCAACAGCAGTCGTTTCCCGCAGGGGTAATGACCAATTCCGTGGTCTATTTACAGACACTTGGGATGTTACTTGTACCCTTGATAGCGCATCAGTACTTACTACTGCAACCGCTACGGATACAGTTACAGTTCCAGGCGTTGCTTTGGGCGACATGGTTATCGGTATGTCTGTTGGCGTTTCTGAGGCAGGTTTGGTTCGTAGAGCCTATGTTTCAGCCGCTAATACAGTTACTATCGTGACTTACAACCCTACAGCAGGTACTGTAGATTTGGCATCAACTACATTGACCTTAATTATTGGTCGTGCAGTTTAATAAAAGGGGGCTAATACCCCCCTTTTTTTGGAGTTTTTATGGCTACTTTTCGTTGTTTACAGTCGGGAAACACAGTAACTTTCACCTATCAACATGATATTGATAGCATGAAAGGTCATCAAGGATACGTTCTTGTTGAGGAAACTCCAAAGAAAGTTGAAGACAAACCCAAGTTGGGCAGACCAAAAAAAGAGGTTTCAAATGTCGGAAATTGATCCAAGAGAATTTGGTAAGCTAGAAGCCCAAGTTGAGGCTTTACAAGCAGAAGTCCATGCACTTCGCCAAGATATTAAAACGCTTTTAGAGATGGCTAACAAATCTAAAGGTGGCTTTTTCGTAGGAATGGCTATCGCCTCTGTTGTTGGCGGTGTCATTTCTTTCATTGCAACCAAGCTAGTTCGATAAGGATTTATATGCCACAAGTTGGAAACAAGAAATTCCCATACACAGAAAAAGGCGAGAAAGAAGCCAAAGAGTATGGCAAGAAGAAATCTATGCCCGTTACTGTAATGATTGCTATTGGTAAGCCTAAAGCTATGCCTACCCGTGGTGGTCGTACTGCTACCAACATGATGAAAAAATCCACAAGGGGTAAATAATGGCTTCTTTAACTTCTCCTGTTACCCTCCTTAGTGCCGTTGTTGCCACAGGCGCATCAAAAGCAGTTCAAGCTGACGCTGGTCAACCCGCATTCCTTCAAGTCTCAGGCATTACAAGTGCTACTGTTGCTTTGCAAGGAAGTTTGGATGGCACAACCTATTCAACGATTGGTACAGCCTTAACTGGTGATGGCATTATTACTGTGGCTAATGCGCCTAAGTATCTAAGAGCCAATTGCACAGTTTATGTAACTGGCACAATCACTGCCAAGATAATGTACTGATATGAAAACTAAAGCCCAAAAGAAGATCAGCAAAGTGATGACTGAGTTTGGTAAGGGCAAGTTGACTACCAATAAAAAGGTCGTTACTAATCCAAAACAGGCTTTGGCTATTGCTTTGTCTGAGGCGGCATTTAAGCAAGCAGCTAAGACTGCTAAAAAGAAATGACCTTAAAATCGCATCAAAACCCCAAAGGGGGCTTGAATGCTAAAGGCAGAGCATCGTATAATGCAGAAACAGGTGGCAATTTAAAACCACCAGTCAAGTCGGGAGATAACCCTCGTAGGGCATCCTTTTTAGCACGAATGGGCAATATGCCTGGCGCTGAGATGAAAGATGGAAAGCCTACCCGACTTTTACTTTCTCTTAGAGCTTGGGGCGCAACGTCCAAGGAAGACGCTAAAGCTAAGGCTAAAGCGATCTCTAAGAGGAATATGAAGTGAGACCAGTATCAGTCGGACTTAACCCTACAGCCAATACGCTGACAACTGTTTATACAGTTCCTACGGGTTATTACGCCAAGTTTACTGTGATGTACATTCACAACACTGGCGGTTCGACTAAGCACATTACTGTTCAATGGTATGACGCAAGTTCGGCTACTACCTTGGATATTCTTACTAACTACGACTTTACTTCAAAGCAATACCTTCAGTTTGATGGCAATGCTTATATCGTTTTAGAAGAAGGCGATAGAATTCAAATTACTACTCAATCTGCTAGTAGCTTTAGTTTTATTGCAACATTTGAGGTTCAGGGAGCACAACGAACATGACCTACTTAGAACTTGTGAATGA